CGTAAATGTCGCTTCCCTTGGGAAGCCATCACGTACGATACGAACCACGAAAGATGGTTCGACCGCAAAGGATTTCGAAGCTCCTAAGGCTCGAATTCATTTGGACTCGTTCAGCACCAAAATCGATACTGAGAGAGTCATATCCGGAGCTCCTCAAAGGATGTGAGATCACGGATTACTTGGCCGCGAAGCAGGTTCCGTCCTGCTTGGCGATCATGGGAATGGGCTGCGGAATGGCGCAGGCAAATCCCAGACCACTTATTGAGGTGGGTTACCCTATCTCAATAAAGTCTCGCGAGACTGGGGAGAAGACATTCTTCATCCCCACTGGCGATGATCCAGGCGAAGACCCCCAATGGGGGGCCTTCAAACCGGGAGGTGAGATGGAGGTATTCTACCCCCTATCCCACGAAATTCCGAGGCAGAGGGAAATCGACCCTCTGAAGACGGAGCTAAGGGCGCTAGGCGGTGACGGGCCGCTCAGCGTCTTATATGCGAAGGAACCATTTGAGATATTCTCGTTGAGACACTTCGCAGAGGATGCCGGCGTGAAACCCGCGCCGATCATCTTCTATCCGGGTGACGTTAACCGTCTCACGGATAAAATCAGTTCTACCCACTTCCCGGGGTATAACGGAAAGAGGAATAACCGCATTGCATGGTTAGACCTCAATGACGTCCAGATCAAACTGGAATTCATTTTCAGCCGAACCTTTTGGGGGGTCAAACTGAAGAAATTGCACAGCGGGGAGAAATCCATCTCCATCTGGGCAAAGAACCTTAGTAAGCGGATAAACCACCTGCTGAGGGGACTACCAAACCCGAACTGGACAGAGTCCTATACGAGTTTGGTTTATACTGACCTTTCCCCAAGACAGGAGAGGTCACGCGCCGGAAATTTCCTTGAAATGCTCAAGACGATTAACGGGGAGTTCGTGGGGAGGTTCCTGGCCTTCCCCAACGAACAATGGAGCTGGGAAAAGTTCGATCTTTTCGTGCTCGATAGGATGTCGTTTCTGATCGACGACCTATTCTATGACGGGGCCCTAGGAGAAATCGCCTGGGATTATGTCACTAAGTACTCCGAACTTAAAAGAGATCGGAAGAACTTCAAGATGCACGCCCACTTAGAAAAGTGGGAGTACTTCGAGAAATCAGGGGGGTATATCAAGGATACGCCCGCCTGGTTAAGGCCGAAGGGGGAACTTTATGCCTCCGTGGGCCCGATCCATGATTACGGGCTTAAAGCCCAGGTCATAGGGATCCTGTCACAGACGAGAGGTGCGGGCAAGCCCCCACCCCTCGATGTGTACAAAGCGGAGAGAAAGTTCCTCGAAACTGTCTCCTCCGAGCCTGAACCAATGAGTGCTGAGCACAAACTGGTTCTTAGGCATGTAGTTCACAGGGTCATCAATCAGATGCCTGATGAATACTTTACTGGTCTCTCAACAAAAGCGAGGGTTACAGTAGAAGCCAAAGCCTGCTACGAGAAAACTCGTGCAGAGGGAGGCACAGAGGCAGCCGTCCAGGAGTTAGTCTGGGATGGCGCCCACGGGGTTAAGGCCAACGTAGTCGACCTTAACAACGGGACCAAAATCGGTGAAATCTCATATGAGGAGTCAACCGAGGGAGAGTACATCTTCTGGAGATGCCTGGAGATTGTACTCAAGACCAACCCTGACGAACTGACAACGTCATTCGTCACGATGGTCAAGGAGCCGGGTAAGGGTAGAACCGTTACAAAAGGATCCTTCGCGCTGAAGATCGTCCTCGACGTAATCAGCAAAATTTGCTCTTGGCCACTTACAAAGGTGCCAAGTTCAAAATCCGGCATGGGTATGGAAGCCCATGGATGGAATTTCTTTATGTCCCTATATGAGGAACATGAAGGAACAGAACCATTCCTCGTGCATAAGGTGCTCGAGGAGCGGACTGTGAAGGACACGACCTACAAAACCGTAGAGTACAAGGACCTTTATGTCGAATGCACGGACTTCTCCGAAGCAACAGACAACCTAGAACATGAGGTCGCACAAGCGATCGCAGTTCCATGGATGAAGAGGTGCGGGATACCCGAACTCCTTCAAAAGATCGTAATCCGGGCGACAATGCGCCCGAAGAGGATCGAATTCACTGCCCGCGGACTATTCTCGCGGATAGGGAACGCAACGGAAACTGACGACGTCAGATACGTTACTCTTCGTAGAGGAGTCTTAATGGGAGATCCTCTAACGAAGGTTATACTCCATATCGACAACATAGCGATAAGGGAGTGTGGCACCCTCTTCACACAGAAAGAATTCTGGAAGGGGATGGACGTTTCTATCTCGGATAACCCCCCGAGAGAAACCGAGAAGTACCGACCGATAGTAAGCCCATCGGTCAATACAGAGGCACGACCGTTAAGTGAATACTTTGCGGTAACGCCTGATGCAGTGCAGCTCCAACTAAGGTTGCGACACTTTATCAGAAGGCCGAAATTGACGGCCCAGCACATACCAATCGGGACAAAGCCCGGTATGTACGTGCAGCGTCCAATTGAGACGCTAAGGGCAGAGGACTATAAGCCGAAGCTTCTAGTCTCGCCCGTCGGAGGAGAGGTCCTAGAACCTCTCACCGACGAGGAAGTCGACGAACAAACATTCGCCAAACTTACTCGACCGGGGGCACCAGCCCACGGTCGGGGGCTAACCAAGTTAGTCCCCGTGGGAAAACCGCCCTAGGGCTGCATCCCACAACTAAGCCATTCCGCATTTAACGCGGTACCGGCTTGCCGGCACCACTGGTGCTTCAATTAGCT